AAAATACACGGCACAAATGAACACGGTTCGTAAGTTCACCAGCAAGACGCACCAGCGGGCCTTCCGCCTGGACGGCCCTGTTGACGTCGAGAAGCGCACCATCGAGCTGGCCTTCTCCTCGGACGTGGAGCTGGAACGCTGGGCGGGTGCCGCCGAGCAACTGAGCCACGCCCCCGGAGCGGTCAACCTCTCCCGTCTCAACGACGGTGCTCCCCTACTTTTCAATCACGACCTCGGTAAGGTCATCGGCGTAGTCGAAAACGCCCGCATCGATGCTGACGGAAAGGGCCGGGCGGTTGTCCGGTTTAGTCGTTCCGAAGAAGCAGAGACTGTGTGGCAGGACGTGCAGGATGGTATCCTGCGCAACGTCTCCGTCGGTTATCGTATCAAGGACATCAAGCTGAAGGAAAGCCGTGACGGCTTGGACGTCTATGAGGCGACCAAGTGGGAACCGTTTGAGATCAGCATCGTAAGCGTCCCCGCCGACACCTCCGTAGGCGTGGGCCGTTCAATGGAAACCGACCCTGAGGAGTCCGATGAGGACGACCAGGAGCGCAGCAAATCGGAGGCCGACAAGGCGGCAATGGACATGGCCGTCGCGTCTGCAACTGAGCCGGAGGCTGAGAAGCCCGAGGCCGAAAAGAAGTCCGAACCCAACCCCCCCAACAACTCCCGAAATATCATCATCATGGAAAACACCAACCCCCCCGCTGACGGCCTCACCGCCGAACGCACCCGCTCCGAGGCCATCCTCTCGGCTGGCGAGAAATACAACGCTCAGGGCCTCGCCTCTGAGTTCGTCCGCTCCGGCAAGACCGTCGCTGAGTTCAAGACCGTTCTTCTGGAACAGGTCGCCGCTCGTGCCGCCTCCGCCACCAAGGAGTCCAACGCCACCATCGGCATGTCCGACAAGGAAGCCCGCAGCTTCTCGCTGACCAAGCTCTTCCGTGCGCTCTCCGAGCCGCAGGACGTGCAGGCCCGCAAGGACGCCGCTTTCGAGTTCGACGTCTGCTCCGCCGCCGCTGCTGGTCGCCAGACCCGTGGCACGCTGATCCCGCATGACGTCCTGAGCGTTCGCTCTGACATCATCAGCAACACGAAGGCCACCGCTGGCTACACCGGCGACGGCAAGAACACGGTCGCGACCAACCTCCTGGCTGGCTCGTTCATCGACGTCCTCCGCAACAAGGCCGTTCTCCTCCAGAACGCCACCATGCTCGCTGGCCTCGTCGGCAACGTGGACATCCCGAAGCAGACCTCCAAGACCTCCGCCTCGTGGATTGGCGAAGACGACTCCGCCCCGGCGACCGACGTGAACTTCGGCCTCGTCTCGCTCCGTGCGAAGACCCTGGCTGCTCGTTCCGCCATCACCCGCCGCCTCCTGAACCAGTCCAGCCTCGGCATCGAAGCTCTCGTCCGCGAGAACCTCGCCCGTGATCTGGCCCTGGCTCTCGACTACGCTGGCTTCTACGGCGACGGTCTCAGCAACGCCCCGGTCGGCATCAAGTCCACGGCTGGCATCGGCTCCGTCACCTTCGCTGGTGCGAACCCGACCTTCGCCGAACTCGTGGGCATGGAAACCGCCGTCAGCCTCCAGAACGCCGACGTTGACTCGATGGCCTACATCGGCAACGCCTCGTTCCGTGGCTACGCCAAGAGCACCAAGAAGTTCGCCGACGCCTCGATGAACACCATCTGGGAGCAGGGCAACACGGTCAACGGTTACAACGCCCTTACCACGAACCAGGTCGCCCTCGGCGACGTGTTCTTCGGTAACTTCAGCGACCTCATCGTCGGCATGTGGGGCGGTCTGGAAGTCATGGTCGACCCCTACACCGGCTCCGACAAGGGCCAGCTCAAGATCGTCGTCATGCAGGACGTCGACTTCGCTGTCCGTCGTGCGCAGTCGTTCGTGGTCGGCGTGAAGGCCTAAGGTAGAGGATAGCACATAGCACCCGCGAGGGCCGGACAGATTGACTGTCCGGCCCTCTTTGTTTTTATGAGGACACGCCTATGAAAATTAAGATTATCGAAAACTGCTTCATCTCCGGCAAAGCGCACCGCAAGGGCGACATCCTGGAGGTCGGAGATATGTCGGCCCGCGACCTCATCAACATGGAGCGTGCGGTCCCGGTCGTGCGCGAGGAAGCCAAGATCGCTGAAGCCAAGCCCCAGCCCAAGCCCGACAAGGGCGGCAAGTAAATGCCCGAGGACCTATCCCCGTTCTTCGCCGGCCTCGATAGCCAGCGGGTGACTTTCAAGACCAGCAAGGGCGACCGCCTGGTGCTGGGCTACTTCGACAACGCCTTCATCAACGCTGATCTCGGCGAGGCCGTGCTCGATACGACCGCCCCCCGCTTCACGTGCCGGGCGTCCGAGGTGGCCTTCCTCAAGGTGCCTTCGGAGTATCGGGGCATGGACGTCTTGGTCTCCGGCGTGAAGTATTCCCTGCTCCAAGTTCAGCCCGAGGGGACAGGCCTCGCGACTGTCTCGCTCGCGCACGAGGAGCAATAAGCCGTGTCCCAGTCCGGCCCCATCACCTTTGACATCTCCGAGCTGGAGAAGGTGGCGGCGTCTCTGGTCTTGGATGAGAACGAGGTGAAGGAGATCCTTCGCCTTGCGATGGATGACACGGCGATGTGGGCCAACAAGGAGTCGGCCAAGGACCTAGGCCGTGCGCTGAACGTCCCCTATCCCGCCATGCGGAAACGCATCAAGGCCAAGCGGGCCGGGCAAGGTGGCAACGCCCGCATATGGTATGGCATCAACGCCATCGGCCTCAAATACCTCAAGCCCAAGGAGGACGGCTCGGGCGTGACCACGACAGCCAAGTCCGTGCCGGGGGCCTTCATCGTGCCCAAGCTGAACAGCCACGTCTTCAAACGCACGGGCGAGAAGCGGGCCATGACCAGGGGCAACTACCGAGGACAGGTCCGCGAGGTCATCGCCAAGCAGGAACTAGACGTGGCTGACCAAGCGACGGTCATCCTCGGCAGCATCGTGACGCCCAAGGTGGCGGCACACTTCATGGAACGCTTGTTCTTCTACCTCGACCGCTTCAGCGGAAGTGCTGAAGGAACCTCCCGCAACCAACTTCAAATCAAATGAGCAACACACCACAGGTGGACCTCGCCGTCCTCCATACCAACATCACCGCCGCCATCCGTGCGCAGTTCCCCGCCCTCAAGGACGTGGGGGCCTACCCTCGCCCCGGCGAGATGGTGAAGACGCCCGCCGTCTATTTCGAGCTGGACTCAATCGAGGTCGCCGAGCCGGACGACGTAGGCACCGACCAGGTCGTGACCGTCTTGACGTTCAACGCATACTGCGTGGTGTCCTACAAGGGAACGGGAAAACTCGCGGCCCGCCTCCTCGCGGCATCGTTCATGTCGTGGGTGAAGGACAAGCGGTTTGGTCAGCCCGTAGGCCCGGCCCGGCCCATGTCCGCCGACCCCGACACCTTCGCCGGGGACGCTGGCAACGAGTATGAGTGCCTCCGAGTAATGTGGAGGCATCAACCCGCCTACCTCGGCACGTCCGTCTGGGACGCCTCGGGGGTCATCCCGACCGAGGTCTGGCTGGGCATCGACCCGCTGACGGGTGCGGCCAACCTTTCGAGCTACATCAAGATTGCCCCGCCCACCCCATGAACTTCCAGCAGACCGCCGACTTCCAACGCCGCCTCTCCAACCTCGTAAGGGTTGGGGTCGTGGCCTCCGTGGATCTCCCGAACGCCCGGTGCCGGGTGACCATCGGGGACCTCTTGACCGCCCCCCTGCCGTTCCTGACCGCCAAGGCCGGACCCGACAAGACCTGGCACCCGCCCGAGGTGGGCGAACAGGTCCTCGTGCTGGCACCCTCTGGCGAGCTCACGGCGGGCTTTGTGCTGGGCGGGGTATACACGACCTCCAACCCTCCCCCTTCGGCATCCCCAGACGTCAGCAAGATGGTCTTCTCGGACGGCTCCTCGGCCACCTATGACCGTGCACTGCACTCCCTGACCCTCGACCTGCCGACCTCCGGCTCCAGCCTGACGGTCAACATCACGGGCAACGCCACCATCTCGGCCACGGGCAACGTGCTCGTCGAGGCCGATGGCAACGCCACCGTCTCGGCTGGCTCGGTGGCCCGCATCGAGGCCGGGTCGCAGATCCAGATGGTGGCCCCTGCGGTCAGCATCACGTCCACCGTCACCGTCTCCGGCGATGTCACCGCTGGGGGCATCAGCCTCAAGACGCACCGCCACGGCGGCGTCCAGGGCGGCAGCAGTCAGACCTCCACGCCCGTCTGAGCGAAGTAAACGCACAAGACCAAAACAGGGCTTCTTCGTAAACTCCCCCCCTAATGCGAGGCATGGACTCCAGCACGGGCAAGGGGCTTGCCGGACTCGACCACCTTCGTCAGTCCGTGCGGGACATTTTGAGCACACCCCTCGGCTCCCGGGTCATGCGTCGCGACTACGGCTCCAAGCTCTTCGAGCTGGTGGACGCCCCCGTCAACAAGGCCACGCTCGTGGAGATCTACGCATCCACCTCTGCCGCCCTCCGCAAGTGGGAACCCCGCCTCAAGGTCGAGACGGTGCGCGTGAGCAAGGCCGAGCCCGGCAAACTTGAGGTCAGCCTGACCGCCCGCTACATCCCGACCAACGCTCCGTTGGCTGTCGAGGGCATCGTCATCTAATGGCTAACAACTCTCCCATCGACCTAAGCACGCTCCCGGCCCCCGCCGTGGTCGAGACGCTGGACTACGAGGTCATCCTCGCCCAGATGCTTGCGGACCTTCGGACCCGCGACCCGGCCTTCACCGCCCTGGTCGAGTCCGACCCCGCCTACAAGGTTCTGGAGGTCGCCGCCTACCGCGAGATGCTCACCCGTGCTCGCGTCAACGATGCCGCCAAGAGCGTGATGCTGGCCTACGCTGGCGGCACCAACCTCGACCAACTCGCCGCCCTCTTCGGCGTAGTCCGCAAGACGCTGGTCCCGGCCAACCCCAACGCCATCCCTCCCGTCGCCGCCGTGATGGAGGCCGACGCTGATCTTCGCTTCCGTGTGCAGCTCTCCCTTGAAGGCCTGAGCACCGCCGGACCTGTCGGGGCTTACGTCTTCCATGCGCTCAAGGTGGCGACCATCAAGGACGTCGCCGTCCAGAGCCCGACCCCTGGGGCCGTGCTGGTGACCGTCCTGTCGGTGAACAACAACGGCGTCCCGACCTCTGGCGAACTCGCTCAGGTGACTGCGCAGCTCACCGCCGAGGACGTCCGCCCCC